CCAGTCCCGAGGTGAGCAGGTAGCGCCGCACGATCAGCGAGAGCCAAAAACCCACGACCATAAACAGTATTAGGCGTAGCAGCAATCGAAGTAAGGTCCGTATCTAAAGGTTGATAAATAGATTCTGCGGTTGCTGATGTTAGATACGCTGTGAGTACTCCAGGAATTACGAACGCATTAGAGTCTTGAGTTGCAGCTGTGCCTAATTCAAGCTTTGTGCGCGCACCAGCTGCGTCAGCGAGAGCCAAAAAACCACGGCCATAAACGGTATTAGGAGTGGCTGCGATTGAAGTAAGATCTGTGTCTAATGGCTGATACCCAGAAGATGCTGCAGAGGTCGTCAAATAAGAAGTTAAAGCCGAAGAAAGTTCCGCAGCGGTCGTATAAGTTGGGTGTGGATCCACTGCCGATTCATGTGTTGATATGGCAGAAGCTACTGCGCCAGCAGTCTCGAAAGCGCCAGTGTTTTGAGTTGCGGCGGTGCCAAGTCCAAGCTTTGTGCGCGCACCTGTTGCATCGGTTAAGGCCAGGAAACCGCGACCGTAGACGGTATTGGGCGTGGCTGCAATCGAGGTTAAATCCGTATCTAATGGTTGGTAAGAAGACGCTGCAGTAGAGGACGTAAGGTAGGGAGATAATGCTGATGTTAGTTCGGCTGCTGTTGTGTAGGTCGGATGCGGATCTCCTGCAGCAGCATGTGCTGCAACTGCTCCGGCCGCTTCAAATGCAGCACTACTTTGTGTCGCAGCTGTTCCTAGCTCAAGTTTTGTACGCGCTCCAGAGGCGTCGGTTAAGGCTAAGAATCCACGGCCAAATACAGTGTTAGGAGTAGCTGCAATAGACGTAAGATCAGTGTCAAGGGGTTGATACGAAGAAGACGCTGTAGAGGTAGTAAGGTAAGGAGAAAGCGCTGAGGAAAGCTCGGCTGCTGTAGTATATGCAGGGTGGGGATCGGGAGCGGAGGCGTGTGCCGCTACAGCACCAGCTGCTTCAAATGCTGACGTGGACTGTGTTGCAGCCGTACCGAGATTAAGGGCAGTAACTGCTGCTGATAGCTCCACAGCGGTTGTATACGTTGGGTGTGGATCAGGCAGGGCTTCGTGGGCTGTAACTGCTGCTGCGAGTTCAGCTGCTGTGGTATATCCTGGGTGAGGATCTCCAGCTGCGGCGTGAGCAGCGACTGCACCGGCAGCTTCAAATGCGCCAGTATTCTGGGTGGCAGCTGACCCTAATCCAAGATTTGTTCTAGCTGTTGCGGCAGTAGCGGTTAATTCTGATAAGTTATTCGCAGCAAGAAGATCACCACCACCACCGCCACCACCAGCTGGGGTTGCCCAGGTACCATCTCCGCGCAAGTAGGTCGTACCAGACGGTGTGCCGGTACCGAGCAATCCAAGCATTGCAGCGTTATTAGCCAACTCTAGAAGCGCCCGACCATAGACAGTAGTGGAGAGTCCAGCGATGGCTGTCAGATCGGAATCAAGGGGTTGATAAGCCGCAAGAGCTGCCGTGAGTTCAGCTGCCGTAGTATACGTTGGGTGTGGATCAGCTGCTCCGGTGTGGGCAGCGAGCGCTGCAGAAGCCGTGCCAGCAGCATCAAAGGCTGCAGTAGAAGAGAGCGCTGCAGATCCTAATTCGGCTGCAGTTCTAAGTGCTGCTGCATTCGCAAGTGTAAGCAGGGCTCTACCGAAGACGCTTGTAGAAAGCTGAGAAATTGCTGTAAGATCTGAGTCAAGTGGTTGTCCACCCAGGTTTGCCAGAGCCGTTGCCGGATTAGCGACATCTGTCAAGTTATTAGCTGATATCAGGTCTCCAGACCCATCGCCCGCATTAATAGTGACTGTGACCTCACCACCAGATGCATCAGTTACATTTACACCAGTACCGACAAAGTTAAGTGATGTTGCTGAAGATAGAACAGTTGTACCTTCGTCTTCTACTTTAACTCCGATAGTAGCAGACTGTTCCGAGGTTAAATATGGAAGATCATTCCAAGCAGTTATGCCATTGCCTATTTTTAACTTGTTAGCTGTCTTATTCCAGCCAAGTTCTCCATCCGAGAGAACAGGGTTTACGGCATTCCACTGCGCTTCAGTGCCTCTTCTGATTCTAATCTTACTCACGGAGCGCCTCCATCGATATCGGTTGGGGATTCTGCTACGTACACGACATCAGTAGCACTACCAACGGATCCCGAAATTCTTAACCTGTATTTATAGCCTACTTCCCAGTATACCAGATCTGGTTCTCCATATACTGGTGTTGCATCATTGGACGGCATGTAGATAATGACTATGCCACTTGTTGAGTCTGAAGCGACGATCGTCGTTACATCCTCCCAGCGAGCCATACCTCTACCAACTGTTTTGCGTTGTACTCTGAAATAATCAGAAGACACAAAGTTAGCTGCAATAATAGTATTGAAAGTTATTTCGATTCTTCCCTCATTATAAGAAGAAGAAACGTAATAAGCCTCATCTGCAGTAGGGACTATAGAGGCTATTCTTAGATCAGTGTCTGAAGAAACTACTATTGCAGTAGTTAAATCTACAGCGGTAATATCTCTAATAGAAACATCTTCTATAACTACAGGAACTTCTACCGGCACTTGTTCCGTTACATCAATAGTGGTATCGGTTGGTGTAGTGAATGTTACTTGCGACATAGCAATAACTTCTTGGTAAGGCGTCTTAAGTCCGCTGATACTTAAAATGTAATCAGTATCGCCCACCAATGCGTTTGCGTAATAAAGGGTTAACGTCCTAGAGATAGAATCATAATCTCTTAGTACGTTAATGGTCTCGAATGGATCAGCAACGGGTGAGGGTGTCGCGCCATCTATAGCCAAATCAAAATTATTATTAATCAGCGTATCTATATCAACAGTCAAAGATAGCTTGATCTTAATGAATCCCGTGGCTATGGTTAGGCCTTGCACTATATTAATCGGCATAAGGTAACCTCTCGGAACAGTTCTATAGAAATAGTAACGTCATAAAAGCAAAAGACCCACCCCATAGGGGTAGGTCTCTCGCTTGTTTTATGTATAGTATCAGACTATCAGGAGACAGCCTTTGTAAGCTGGATGTCGTGGCTAGCCGAGAGACGAACGTTCTTAGCAACCGTGATACCCTCACCATCGCCCATGGCGATGATGTCGTAGCGCTCCTTCATCTTCATGTAGCGGATGTCGCGAGTCTGATCGTTCCAGTCATCGACGCTCATGTCGTCCTTGACTAGAAGAGTACCAACCTCGTTGCGATCCAACAGGAAGACATCCGACTTAGCGGCAGTTGCGCCAACCTTAGCTGTAAAGCTTACGAATGGCGAAAGAATCACGTTAAGGCCGAATGGGGCGGTTGAGCCAAGTACGCCGGACTTTGAGCCGAGGCTCTGGTTCCAACCAAGGGGTGGGGCACCCAATGGAGCGTGGAATGGAGCCGAACGAAGGAAGATCGACCACATAAGTGGGTGGAGGATGAAGTCGGTTGGGACGTGGTTCTCAGCGTGGAGAACAGCGGCCATCTCGATAACATCTTCCCAAGCCAGCGTTAGGTTGGCGGTACCAACTGGGCCAAGACCCGTGGTGTCGTCGTAGCTACCACTGTCGTTGTCGAAAACGATAGTAGCGGCGTCCTTGAAACGCTGAAGAGCGATCTGCTCCTTGAGACGAGCCATAGCACGACCTGCAGCGCGAACATGAAGACCAACAATGTCCCAAAGTGAGTCAGTTACTACTTCCTCGGTGAAAGCTACCTTTACACCTTTCTTTGAGACCTTGCCTTCAATCTGCTTTGCGAAGACGAGTGCTTGCTCTGGATACTCTTGGCCCTCAGGAATTTCAGCAGCCTGAAGGGCGTTGACGGCGGGAAACTCTAGTGAGCGACCCTTGGACAGACGGACCGTGCTTAGCAAAGGCGTTACAAGAAATTCTGGCTCAGCGGCTTCCTTAAGAGTGCGTGAAATCACCTTTGGAAAAAGGATCGCGGCATCAGGTGTAGCAAAAGCTTCCTTGATAGTCACACGAGTATCCTCGTTTACAAAGCCATCTTCTTGTAGCGCCGCCTCCCACGATTCGGCTCTATTTAACAGTTCCTCGATATTTTTTGACATTCTTAAAGAAAGCCTCCTACTAGAAATTACAGGGTAAGTGAAACGCGTACAGCACCAGTTACGTAAGCAACGTCGAGGTTGCCGCGGATACCGAGCTTGCCATTGTATGTACCAGGCTTTGTTAGTTCAAAAACCTTCTTCAGAGCGCCTGGATCTGAAGGAAGCTGCATGTAGCTCAAAAGGCCATCGTCAAAGTTCGTAGCGAACTTCTCAACTTCGATGACTTTACCAACCTGAACATAGTGTGGGTCGGTGCCAAGAGTCATCTTGACTGGACGACCGATATTGTCAGCTCTAACAACATCGCCAACGGCGAGGTCATCGTTAACCGCAGCAACCGTTGGCCACTCTACATAACCGTGCGTGATCCAACCGGCACCCTGAGACGTACCCTTATCGAAAGGACGATAGAGGTCATACTGAGCGCAGCCGATAGGAATCGAACGAGCAGCAACTGAAACTGTGTCTGTCGATCCAGTCGTTGACGTAGGTGTAGCACCTGTGTCAGCTGGAGCGAAGTTTGCCATTACATCTCCCCAGTTCTGCACCGAAGAAGTACCATTGGCTGGTACGATACGAGCGTCACCGGCTGAATCAGCCTTTACTGAGAGGATGGTACCCTTTGTGATAACGATCTCGAAACGATCGTCCTCTGTGTCGGAGTACAGTGTTGGAAGACCAACAGCTGGAAGCAGGTACGCAGCTGGGGCGATACCTTCTGAAACTACGAAGCGGCCTGAGCCACCTCTGTGATATACCTTGCGGAATTTTGCTAGACTCATTTAAATCTCCTTATCAAGCTGGGCGACGGCCCATGAGTACGTCAGTAAACAGATCGACAGCCTTCTCTTCAGCTGTCTTAGCAGGAACTTTGTCATCTGTAGTTACATCCACGATACCCTCTTCGCCAGTAGCAAAGGCTCTGTACGTGCTGTTACCGAGATCAGCAAGTGACTCGGTGCTCAACGAAGGCATTGGGCGGAACTGATGAAGGTCCTTTAGCGAATCAGCAAGCGATGAAGCTGAACGAGCGACATGGTCTTGAAGTGCTTCGGCACGCTCCGTAGCGGAAACGATACCAAGATCAATCTTCTTGTCCACGACTCTTTCAGCAAGCATCTTATGCATGATGGTCTTTAGCTGCTTATTTTCGTTGACGACTCTTTCGTACTGGGCCTGAAGCTCAGCAGTATCTACACCAGCGGACTCTTCAGTCTCTTGTGTTTCTTCTGAGAGTTGCTCTTCTTGTGTAGCTTCGCCATCAACGGGTTGAACCTCTTCGCCAGGAGCTTCGGAATCACTTGCATCAGAACCATTTAGATCTGACTGGTCTTCCTCTACTTCTGACTCTTCTGATTCAACTTCTTCTGTCGAGTCAACCTCTGCTGTGGTTTCCTCTTCGACTTCTTCTGATTCCTCGGTAACTTCATCCTCGGACTCTACGACTTCAGAGGACTCAGTTGATTCCTCTTCAACTTCCGAAGAAGTTGCAAGATCGTCGCTAAGCTGTTCTACGACAGCCGCGATATCAAGATCTTCAACTTCATTCTCAATTGCTTCTGGCATTTCTTTCTCCTCAGCAGTTTGATCGACAACATTAACATCAGTCTGAGCTGATGCTTCGTTAGACATAGTAGTAATGTTTACATCATTTGTAATGTTTTCTATAATTTTATCAGATTGATAATCATGTATAGCACTTACAGAGAGCCAAGTACCTTTTAGATTGGTATAAGTGAAATGTGCGTCCTTTTTCTTCATTCCCTCAAGAATGTTAATAGGATCGTGATTTTCACCAAACTCCATGATGCTTTCATTGTTCATATCCAACGAATAGATCTTAGCGGAACGAACCCAACCCTCATTCTCAGCTCCACCGGATGAAGGTAGAACCATCGAACGTTGATCGGCTGGTACGTTCACAAAAGAGTATTCGCGGAAACTTAACCCGCCCAATTCAAAAGTAGCAAGCTTCCCATTATACACTTTTCCTCTTTGGTGCTTACATGGAGCACCTGGGCCCTTGCTCTCAGCCCAGTCAGTTGAACAAATAGAGCACTTGGCCGACTTAGCACTTCCGCCAACAGAGCCGGTCATGTAGCGCTGATCCAAAACCCTTTGGATAGCTTCTGGATCTGTAATTGCAATCTGCAAACGAGTAAAAGGAGTTCCGTCAGATTCTTTGTCCATGCGAGCAGCCATAACGCGCCCAAGCGGATGAACATCGGTATCGTGATTAATAAGGATTGGCTTTGGATATGGGGACACCCAAGAAGAAACAGCCTCGGCTAATGCTGGTCCGCTGTAGAAGTTGTAGTTAGCCGTTAGACCTTCATGAATAGCGGCCATCTCGATAATGAGCTTGTGCCTCTCAGCAACAGCGCTTTCGGAATAGTTAAATACACTTTCACTTACATCTGGTAATTCTATTGTTGTATTTTCTACAAACTCAAAAGCCATTAGAAAATCTCCTTATCGAACTTGTTAAAATAGTAATATATACCTACAAAAACTTAAACACTAATTGATTCAGTTAATTGGATATTAGGATTCCTTGAATCAAACCCAGCTCTTTTGTATTCAGCTAGAGTATGTTTGTGCATTGCATGGAATGCGTAGATGTTTGAGGCACAGTAGGATCTGAACCCTCTTTTGTGTAACGATCTAGCAAATCCTAGATCTTCGCCTTGTCTGTGCCAGATGTATCTAGTGGTGCGATAAACTTCTTTAGACATCATTTTTGCTGCCATGACAATATCTGCCTGAAAGAACGATCCCAGCTTTACTCTGGACTTATCTCTATACGCCTCAAAGCCTGGTTCGTCTTGCCACCACATAACGCTAGGATAATCTGTGTCATAAGGTGTCATATAAGACAGTGGGGATACTACATCATAATATTCTGTAGCTTCAGATAAAAACATTAGAGTATCTGGATTCTCCAACAAGATATCGCTATCCAAAGAAAAATAGCAATCGAAATCATAGCAAGATGCTCTTTCCAGTAAAGAGTTTCTCAGCTCTACCATTACTTCGTACTTTTCGCCACTCCAATGTCTTTGACCATCTTTGTGAGTTGCGTGATTCAAATCCGCTCGGATAACCCCATCGAAAACAGATACCTCAGGGTGTGCTTCATGCCAGTCATAAAGCACTTGTTCCGTAGCTTCATCATCTTCTCCAAGCTCAAATATAAAACCTAGCTTACTGAGTGGATAGTTCTGGTTCTCTATGTATTTGAACCAGTCTTTCAATACCCAATCCCTTTTATAGACCGGACAACCGATAAGTATAGATTTCATAATATTTTCTTACCCCTGTCGTACCGTGCGTAAGCTACCTGTTTAGTTCTCATGGTGGTAACTGGCGCATCTAAAACATTTTCATAAACTTTATGTAATGTAGGGGTAATACTAACACAATTAGTTTGATTAGATAATTCTTCCAAGCAAAGAGCTATTAATTGATTATCTGGCTCTGATATCTTCAATACGTGAAGAGCCTGACCAATGATGTAGAAACAGTCTTCAGTTAATTCAACGATATAGGTTTTCTTATCGCTGGCATAACCGTTAATGAATCCAAAGGCTGGAGTTACAGTAGAAGAAGTCCTCTCTGTTTCCGCTGTAATTCCAATACCTTCAGTACTCATTTCAAACAATCCCTCTGTAATTGTAGATATAGCTTCCATCTTCTTTTTTTACCAGTTCATACTTATGAAGAAAGTGTCTTTTGTCTAAATTCAAATCTGGATGTTTAGCTTTTTTAGAACTTTCTTTTTCTTCATAAAACACAACTTTGTTTACTTCTACAATATTCAGCATGATTTCGCCGTCTTTAGGACCACCATAAAACTGTATCTTTCGAGGAATCTCCTCTTTATTCAGAAACGCCTTCTTCCGGAGTTGAATCTGAAGGCTGAGGACTATTTGCCTTAGATGTCTTACGAGACTTAGCTGTCGAAGCTTCTGCATCGGCTGTCTCTTCTGTCTGGGTGGAAGTGGTGCTCTGCTCAAGCTTTTCCTCCAAGATATCGACCATGTATTGCATGTATTCCATTGCTAGGCGCATTTGATTATTATTTACTGCCGCCTTGAAACCGCGCTTTAGATCTGTATCTAGGTTAAATCCCTGACGACTGTTTACAAACGGATTTTGATCTGGTCGATATCCATGCTTTGGACCGAATGTTTCTGGATCAATATTAAAAATCGACATATATCAATCTCCTTCATTTTCTATTAATTGTACCAAATCGTCTATCCACTCAGAGATAATCGGTTGGTCATCATTGTGTCTTATGTTAGGGCTCAATCTACGGCCGTGTTGATTAGATGGCTTCATGAGCTGTCCGAGACCCTTTTTATTGTTAGGGTTGTTCTTAGTTCCGCCAGTTGAAGGTTTAGCTGCATCTGGCTTAACTGGCTCTACGGTCTTCTTGGAAACTCCACCAGTAGCTGTTTTTGTAACTGTTTGAGATTTCTGTTGAGGAGTTACCTCTGCGGAAGTTCTCAGCTGATGATCTTGAGCGTCAATCGTCAACTTATGTTGCATCGACATGAACAAGTTATCAGGATCTTCATTTGGATCAAGTCTTAGTCTAATTCTAAGCTCTTCCCAAGTAATACCATTTGAGTTAAAGAGGTTCAGCTCGTGCGTTTCTTTCTTAACCTGTGTATCAGTATCGATCTCTCTGAATCTGAAAACACAGCGATCTGATTCTGTTTCATCATCTACTGGGTTTACCAGTGGATTGAATCCACCTTCCAGAAGAAGAGGATTGAAGATGTGCAATCTGATTGCGTTTTCTACATATCGCTGGTAAGACTTAATCTTGTCGTAAAGCGCAATGTCCAAACGATCAGTTACGGCGCGGTTTGACGTTCCACTTGTCATACCTAAGTGGTGAGGCGAAAGACCAAGTCCAATAGCCACTCTTTCCTTGAAGTGCGAAAGAGGTTCTGATATTTCAAGAGCCTTACCCTCAGAGCCAACGACTTCTACGTCATGGCGCTCTGGCAAAATCAATCCACCTTGAGTACGGAAGTTCTCCAACTCTGTAGCAGCGTCTTCGATCTCCTCTTTTGTAGCAGGGCGATCTTCTGTTCCAACTCTGTACTTATACAGGGGGAACAGCTCCTTGTGGTAAAGGTTTTGAACATCCTCTTCAAGTTGGCGCAAAGCGACAACGTCATCGAGTGCTGAGACTACAAATGGAGTACCGAATGGTCTACCTGGCTTACGGTCTCTATAAAGATGAATTACGTCCTTAGCGTCCCAAATAGGATCGTCAGGACCGCCATTAATAGAACTCTCATCAAGCTCTTGCTTATAAGCTATTGTTCTGTTGAACTTATCGCGCAGAATTCTAACTTGCTCAGTCGGAATGATATAGAACCCAGAAATTGGGTCCTGGCCTTCTTTTGTGTAAAGGCTAGTGTTTACGAAAGGACGAATGTCTCCACGAGCTATACCAATGAATACATTATGGAACTTTACGAGTTGATCGACAACTTCGACCAAAAACTCTTGAAAAGACTTGCCCATAACGATTTCCATCAAATCGACACGCTCATAAAGGAATTCTACAGCGTCAGAGTTTTCACTGACGATATCCCAGCCTTCTTTCCAGAGAAGCTCTTGATATTTGTTGAATCCCTGCTTAATATATGAGTCTGTATCTATAGCCTGTATAATCTTATCAAAATCATAAGGGGCTTCCTCGAAAGAGGCGCGTTTTTTATCCTGTGTTATATAACTTGACAGACCATTATTAAACCCGATTCCTAAAGAACGGATTTTAAATACCTTTAATATACCTTTGGTATCAGGTTCTTTAATTTGTGGGGCGCTTTTTGACTTTGGTGCTGCCGAAAAAGGAAACATTCTCATGACTTCACCTCTTGCAACTGAAGATAGTCAATCGCAGCTTGCAAAAAATCCAAATTGTCTCTAAAAGCTCCGAGACCTACATTACACTTCATGCAAAGAAGTCCTCTTACACACTTGCCACATGATTTGCGAGTAGAGCAGCATTTATGATCGTGATCTATGTTCCAATCTTTAACTCCAGAAGTAAGGCTTTTACAAATCGCGCACTTAAACTCCTGCTTTTCTAGCAGGGCTTGATATTGCTCGAATGTTATTCCTTTAACAAGAGTATTTTTTCTTCTTTTATCCAGCTGAGTAAGATTAGCGTATTCCTGTCTTTGACGCTCTTTTATCCTAGTTGAATGAAGTTTATACTTCTTTTTATCGTACTCCCTACGTGCTTCTATTTTCTCTGGAGTTCTATTCCAGTGATATTTACATAGGTCTTCTTTAAACGAATAATTTTGACAAGTGATTTCTTTGCACAACATATATAGAAATCTCCCAAATGATAGATCTAGACTTAGTAGTAATCTAAGTCTTATCAACTATCAAGTTTATTCGGCTGACTCTACCTGGTCGAAATCGCCAGTCAAGATCAACGCTTTAGCGCGATCGAGCCAAAGGTATGTCTCAGATGGAGACATATTGGTCTTGATATAGATATGATCGGAGATGGTTATAATAACCTCTCCTTCTTGAGGAGTCTCTACATCAGTCATTACTTACCGCCTTAGCTAGTGGGGCGTAGGATTTTCCAGAGTCTTTAGCGCTTGATTCAAGCTCAAGAATCTTTTCTCTCAACATTTGGTTACCCGCCTGGAGAGTCGCTACCTCTAGGTTTAGTTGCTTATTACGTTCCATCAAATTGTCCAATACTCTTTCGATGGGGACATGCATATTGTTGTTATCATCAAACATTGACTCTTGCTCTGTCATTTAAACTCCTTTCACGTAATACAAATTATATCATATGGTTCTACCGAGAAGACCACCGGCGCAATCTATGGTAAATACCCTTGTTGCATCGATGTAAAACTCTAAGGCAGTGCCATTCCAATGAACGTGCCAGTTATTTCCGCCACCATCTGTTTTACCGACGAATCCACTACCACCAGTGACACCACCAGTTCTATTACCTTGTGCTTTGAATACTCCCGGATTACCACCAGCGGCGGCTAAAAGAAGATCTCCATAGATGTTCATTTGGCCGTATACACCGTACATGGCAGAAGAAAGACCTGATCCGTTAGAAAGATTCAGTCTGAAAGAAGAGTTACCCGCATCTGGATTCAGAATTATTTCTGATGCTACGTTGGATTCTAGAACTCTCGTTCCAATTGCTAATCCCGCAGTTGATTGAATTTGAGAAAGCCAACCAGTAGAAGGTTGATCAAAATAGATTTTACCAGTAGCTGTCGAACCAGAAGATGTTTGAGAGTATATGGTTATGGTGCTACCAGATAGTATAACTCTATTACCACTCGTAGCTGTATTAAAGCTTGAACTCGTTATCGTAGCATTTGTCAATGTCAAGCTACTCGCTGTAACATCACCAGCTGCTGAAACCCTAAAAGGAGCACTGGCGAAAGATGCGTTGCCAAGCCACATATTACCAAATTCATCTACATTAAAAGACGATGCTCCTGAGCCGATGACGATTGTACCACCAGCTATAGCTCCAATAAAGAAGACATCTCCAGATGAATTGATTCGCCAGTTCTTGGCGGAAATAGTTCCATTAATAAGGTTAAAAGTAGTTCCAGTAGTTGAGAAAGCAGAACCATCAAGGACACCTACGTAGCCATTGGACGTTATAGAACCAGTTCTAATTTTGTTACCACTAATAGTGGTTGAATTAGAGTTAACATCAGCAGCAGCTCCACCGACTGGCACCTTATCTCCAGCAGGAGGCGCTGCACCGTTGATTGTCAAAGAACCAGTTGCTGCGTCAAGGAAAAAGGTTTCTGTTGGGGGAGCGCCGGGTGCATACCCACGAATACCATCTTTTGTAATCTTGACACCGGAGAAGGCTTCTCTTGAGGTTTGAATAACGGATTCAGTAAATACTCCACCATTAACTGAATAGATACTATTGTTATCCCAAACGGAAAATGAGTCATGTGCGACTCCATCCCAAGTGGTTTGGTCTATACTTGTTGATCCATCAAAATAATCTCTTAATACGGCTGACTGCTCGACCATAACAGCATCAATTAAATAATACTGACCTAAAGTCATTGCACTGCTTGAATATATAACAACGCCTATTTTAGATGTGCCATCTGGAGCAGTTGCTGCAACATTGCTAATTCTGACCCAGTTTTGAGTAGAGGTAATCTGATTGGTTACGAATGAAACAGTTTCCGTTATCAAAGTGCCAGTAGCGCTATAGAATCTAAAACCAATCTTAAGACCTACCGCAGCTTGCCCAGTTGGAACTTTAACGTAAGCTGTTACCGTATAAGGCAATCCAGCGGTTCCATTCATTCTTCTCACTGAAGAAGTAACAAAGCCAATCGATGAACCAGCTGTAGAAGCTTGGACTTGCAAAGATGCTTCAGTTTCAGTCGGATCACCAACAAAGTAATCACTGCTGAATTGGGCAATTGTGGTATTGGTTAGTGCTTCCCATCCAACGGTATTCACTTCAAATGACGGATTAGTGACTAAGTTGGTACGAATCATTGGCGTAGACGAGAAATTGAATATCATCTGTCCACGAGCGTCGTAACCGACCATTCCATCGCCATTGATCATAAGTCTGCGTGCAGAAGCTAATCCCGCAGCGCCTGTATCAACGATAAGCGATTCTGACCAATCAGAAGGAGTTCCGAACAAGTTAAAGCTTCTCGTTCTAACTGCATACCTAGATTCCGTATTGAGTTCTATCGGTAGAGTCTTTGTTACATTAGTTGTCATCTCACGGCCCCACGTAAATTCTTAAAGGGTTTAAAGAAGGATTTAGCTCTTCTCCCAAATCAATTCCTAATACATACTTTGAATACTCAAATTTAACGATCTTTACAGAACTACCAATGGATGCTTGATTTTTACTTCCTGTAACACGCATTCTTATATTGTGTCTAGCTAATGCAAGTCCAGACGTGCTATAAACTGGTTGTTGACTAGTTGTAGACGCATAGCAATCTATTTCAACTGAATCCTGGTTATCGACTATAAGTTCAAGAATGCCCCTATTAGGACCCTTCTCCACTACCAGTCGTGCGTTTATACCAAAGAACATAAATGATGCTCTTGCATTGTCGGTAGTCGAAACCCCGTTCACCCAGTCTTCAGTGGGTCTCGTATAAGAAAGACCTACACCGCTGGTGTCTGAAGTGTCGATAACATAATCAGCTGGAACATATTCATCCACAGCAGGAGCGTTATACATAGACGCATTCGCCATATAAACGTAATAGTCAGTATTGGTTACAGTAATAGGCGCAACCGCATTGAACTGAATAAAAACATCTTCGCCAACTACCGATATATCTCTTGGTACTGGGGTAGACGTAGTTCCGTTCCAATGGATAATGGCAATGTCCGCAAAATCAGGTCTAACTTTATTTGAGTTTATCAACACGTTATAGTTAAAAGAAATAGTTAAAGGATAGCCAGTACCGATTTCAAGATCAGTCGAAGGGTTAAACCTTATATTTCTTCTAAGCGAATAAGATGTATTCCACCAGTCTGCCATTTTAACCTAATTCCGTTATTTCAAATTCATAACCTGCTACATTATCATCTTCTATATCAAATGACACCAACATTGTTACGGTAGAATCCCCAGTGGGTCCTACTATCGAAGTAGCGCCCGCAACTTCTAGGTTATAGGGTACTCCAGTAACAGATGCCGAGCTATTTACGTTTAATGCTGTGATTGAATTAAACTCGATATCTCCACCAGCTATTTTAGCAGACCCGTCTACGCCGTTGTGTTTGTGCAGTGAGGGGACTATACCGCCCACTTTGATTCCATCAGCTAGAGTAATGTCTCCAGTGATTGTTCCGCCAGCCTTCAGTAAATACTGAGGATGAGCATCATCTTCATCTATGCCGCTTAGTTGAGCATGCGCGTTAACGAAAGCTGCTTCATAGTTCTTTATCTTTCTAAAGTCTTTAACAAGATCTATATTCCCTACCGCTGTCAACTCCTCTTGTGAAAGAGGTACAGAAGAGAACTCATTTTTGACAGTAGCACCTTTTGAAGCAAGTTGTGTTATGTAATAGTTGTAGCTATCTCTTACAGTAGCTACTCCAATTATATCTATACTACTTTCTTTGAAATTTGATATTCTTTTGAGAAGATCTGCTAAGTGAACCGAAAAGTTCGAGTCAAGACTTGCAACTGTATTTCTGATTTCCTCTTTTAGAATAGGCGAAGATATACCGGTTCCAAGATCTCTACTGATCTTAAGACGAAACTTCAAGGCTCTACCAAGGTAGTTTCGATAGAAGATATCAGCAGTAGCATTTAGGTCCCGGTACATCTCGCCAAACACAGAAGAAATTCTTTGATTCAGTGCATTTAGTTTGACTTTAAAAAGAGCTTGGGTCCCAGTTGCTTTGGATCTATCAAGGTTATCCAGTTCGGATGCTGGGAGTTGGGTTCTGTTTTCTTTTTTGCTCGCTTTAAGTATCTCTGAGAGCGTATTGTATGCGTTTTCCCCCCAGTTCTGGAATGCTTCGATGATTCTGTATTCCGATGTATCATCTATTTCACCAATGAACTCATCTATAAATTCCTCCATGCGTGACATTTCATTACTGATAAATACTGTAAGCTTCAGCAAATCTAGACTTATGGTCCCTGATGGACCTCTTAATCTGGATTCGTATAAAGATATCAAGTAATTTGCGGCGTTAGAATCGCCATGCATGAGTAAGTGCTTGTAAAGACCGAAATGCACGTACCCTGAAGAAGCGGAAAGCCCAAGGGACTTAGCCACAAACTCGGTAGCCAAAACAGTAACTTCATCTTCTGGATCGACAATATAGGAGTATCCTGATAAATCATTCTCAAGATTTGTAACTAAAACTCCTATCTGTACTTTCATTATCCTAAAAAGCTCTTTTACATAAGCTATGTCGTGAAAGCCTGCACCTACTGGACTAGAATTAGTAGAATTATCACCCTCAGTGAGAATCCCAGTATTTGATACATTACCAGCTCTATAAGTGCTACTTACACCTTGAAATGAGATTGGATCATATTTATTATTTTGCACCATCTCAGAACATCTTTCTCTTTACTTCTCGCTGAGAAGAGCGAGTTTTATTGTAAGTCAAAGCTCTTCTTGCGTAGACCGGAGCAACACCAGCGTCCCAAATCTTTTCAGCTGCCTTTTCTTCTGCTGCGTTAGAAACAGTGAACATAGGAAGGAATGTGTCATTACTGACGGAAACTCCCCTTACGGCATAATCGGGATTCAGTAAGGTGTCGTAATTGTAAGTTACAGCAAATGCAGCCAACAAAAGAGCATCGTGAGCGTGATCGGGCGCAGATCCACCAGGGCCAAAGACTGGACGGTTACTTATTGAGGTTCTAATGACGATATAGGAAATCATTTGAAGATACAGGTCTTCGTCAGCTGGATTGAAGATAATCTTCTTTTGCTCCAACATATAACGAAGGTTATCTACCATAAATGGCTTAAGATCCTTTTTTACCTTTTCATGGGTATAAGGATCGGGAACTTCAATAACCTCGTTGAAAGCCCATGCTCGGGCTACATGTTGCAGTCTTGTTTCTGGGTGTTCCTTACCATAAAGGTGTATATGCTCCATCTGCATCTCACCATAGCCTCTATCAGCGTAGATATGCTTTGGCTTAAAGATCTCGTTAAGTTGAACGACTCTATCTACAGCCTTATGAAGTAAGAATTGATCTTTTGAAATTTCTTCTCTATAGGCTACGCGAATCTTCGATGGATATAGCGGGTTATCATCAGAGCAGATTTCCACCACTACAATGTTTACGCCAGCTCCATATTTATCCCAGTCAATACCAAATACGTATATAGACTTAGGATGGCCAATATCAGCCTTATATTCCCACGGTTCTCCATCGAAGAAGGCGTGATCGACCAATCTTCTAGGATAGACACCATCTGCGTCTTCACCCCAGTCAGCTTCGTATTCGTGCTGGAAAGCTAATTGAGTAGTGCTGTTTCTAAGGCGCTCTTCTTCTTTTTGCTCCCATAACGGGTTGCAATAGGTCGGATACCAAAACGCGCTATACGAAGGGTCATGGTTCCAATCCCAGAACATGTTGCGCTGACCGGTTGGGGTAGAAGCAGCAATAAGAACCTTATCCTCTTGATCTTCAGAGGTCTTCTGAAGCATAGGGAGAACAGCCACAAGGTCTTCTTTACCCATGTAGTCCATCTCGTCAAGAACGATGACGTGGGCTTCCTGACCACGGACAACGTCGGCCTTGGAGTTTGACTTCATACCCGTAGTGAAGAGCTTAATACTCGACCCGTTAGAGAAGTTAATCTCGTACTGAGGAGATGCGACAGCTCTTACGATTGAAGACTTGACTATCTCGTTTCTTTCGGCCATCTCACAAATAGCATCAAAAATAACGCCTACCTGCGATTTCATTGGCGCAAGGACAATAGACTTGCCATTTGTGTGGGTATACGAATACCAAAGCAGGTAAATAGACATACAGAAGGTATTATGAGTAGGAATGCATTCTCGACCAGCAAGATATAAATGGTTAGGCGAATCGACAGAAATACATTTCACCGGCTCTGATTCTATAGGAGTGATATCTACAATGTATCTTCTATCCCTACCAGATCCGGGCTTTATCGATTGGCGATCCAACTTACGTTGCAACTTGAAAACTGGAGTATTACTCTTAAAGTGAATACGAACTCTATCTTTATGACGAACTCCATTAAGCCAAGATTCGCATACTTCCTTTGTTGCTTTAAATCCTAATTGAATAATAAGATCAAAAACTTGTTCCGCAAAATATGGATTTGAACTCGAAAATTCACACCAGCCGTTCTGATCACATGACCCATCAGTATCCATCAAGCCTTTAAGAAGTTCAAATCTCTGTTCAACTGAAGCCATCATATATTGATGTGGAATGTGTTTGTTATTCTTTAATCCAAGCAAATTCAGTAATTTAGCTAATCCTTCAACTCTGTATTCATATTTGGTTGATTCGGCTTTATAGATATTATATCCATCATTCTCTATATGATAAATTGACTCCTTTACGTCTTCATCACCTATAGAGACCAGCCCATTAGCTGAAACGCCATCACCAAGCCAAAAACCAAGGAGATATGGAGAAATGGGCAAATCTATGCCTTCTTCGGTAAAACGAATTGGTTTTGTAACCTTAATAGAATAATTAGACTCTTGCTTAGATCCAATCTTAACTTGTTCCAACATTTGACCAGTTGTTAGTACCATTGGCGGAAGCTGCTTGTATTTGTTCCGAGCATTGCTTTTTCGAATTCGTTTCGTCTCTACAGCCCACTGGTGGTCGTGATCGGCCTTGATAACTGAGCCATCACTAAAGACAATGTTATAACACTTCCTATTTTCCATTACTTCCGTTACGAATGTAACATTACATGGTTTACCGTTTTCATCAAGAACCTGATCACCCTCCTTGATATCGCCCATAGTTGACCAACCAATTGGCGTTAAGATAGGAGTATCCAAAGCTAGTGCCTTACCCATACGACGACCGAAGCGCATAACTCGGTTAACATTGGGATCACGTAAAACGAGAGTTTGGTAGACGCGAGGCTCTAAGCCCAGAAAAGACTTACACCAAAGGACTGGTTCTGAAGCTATGTGAATATGCTTCTGTTGCTCTTCGTTAAAACCCCATTTTTTAGCCATTTTCATATCAAATATGAAAGGAGGGTCAATAAGGTGACAAAGTTCTTCGTTGGTCAGATCTCTACTCTCGATTGGTGAACCATCATCCCAAGTTAAGTGGCCAAGCTTATTTTTGAACACCCACTCAATTCTATTGATCTGCTTGATGTATTTAGGCGATTGCTGCGCAATGAACTCTAAAAGCTCTTCGCGCGACAAAGTACTTAAGCGTCTTTTAAATTCTTTGGTTGTTTCTAATTCAATCTGTCCCATATCAACCCCAAGCTGCGTGTATTCCAGCCGCCTCGTTGCCAAGAGCAGAACGCATGTTCAATCTGCTGTTCGAGATAGCCATAACACCTCTTTGGCGAGATGTTGAAGCTACCATGTTGTCTCTGAATCCCATACCCATAATAGGCTTATCTATTGAGCCCTTTACGGAATTTCCAGCATCGATGGCGGTTTTAGCAGCTGAAGAGAATACCTTACCTGTCATTACAGCAACATCTCTAGCGAGCAATGCCCAACCTATAGGTCCAGCGGCTCGTGCTAAGGCTGGAGCAAAGCGGGCGCTTCTAGCACCAAACTTAGCCATCCCACTGCCTTCTTTCATTATCGTATCAAACTTCGCGGCACCTTTTGCAAAGTTTGAACCTGGTGCAGCTAAGTTTGTAGCTTCTCTAACTCCGACCCCCATATGTGACATCGTAGAAGCATGGACGAATCCAGCCGCCCTTTGGGATATAGAACCTCTCATCGACATACCAACTGCTTGAGCCGCTTCATTTCTGCCGAAGGCGTCGATGGTCATTCCAGATAAGCCCATAGATCTTTTAACAGCGGCCCCATATCCCCCTGGCGCTGCATTCGCAACACCCCAACGAGTAAGGGCCTGATTGTATTGAGTAGGATTCAATTCTTTAAAAGCATTACCAATGTTCGGTAGCATTCTGTCAAATGCTCCTTGACGTGCGCCGTAAACACGCCCCATAGTACTGAGACGACCAGCAGAACCTGCTGAAAACCAAGTTCCATCAGATCCAGCAGGTCCTAAGTGTCCAGCTATGTATCTACCAGTTCTACCTTTTGAATTAGCAGCTCTGACTGCACCTTTATTACCATAGTTTGCTAAAACGTTAAAAGGTGAATAAGTTCTCGAACCTGACGGTGGTTCAATGTTAGAAACTGAGCCAAGTCTATTAAAAGCTGCGGGAGAAAAGGTCTGTCTAAGTCCTCTAGCGCTAGTTGCACCTCTACGAGGTCCTTTGACCATCGTATTAGAAACACGACGCATGTTCCACATCATGGTGTGAGAAACGGTCGGCAACGAAGAAAGAAGATCTTGAGCTAGTGGAATGTCGGTTCCGGAAGCAGCCATAGCGTCTAGGCCTATTTGGCCACCCATGGTAGTGGCTTCTATCGGCTGTCCTGTGTTGGGATCAACTATCATGCGTGCCTCTGATTATAAGCTCCGAATACAACATCGCCTGAAACTGATGGCATGCGATTTCTTACATACATTCCTGTATCATTCATTTTGTATCTACTAGCAGTAGCTCTACTGGCAAATTCCTCTCCTAGTGGACCCGCTGCGTATCCACGCACTGGCATGACCCCACCAGCTATATAACCAGTTGTAGCTCCTATTCCGACTCCAGCTGTAGCTCCAGCCGCAACTCCAAGCGTTTTCATTCCCATTCCAAGCGTTTTTCCCACTATATTATTAGACTTTGAAAGTGCTGCGCCTATTCCGTATGCAGTGCCTCCTCCAATAAGTCCGCCAGTAAATCCGCCAGCCACACGCCCGACTTGTTTACTTACGCCAACCTGGGCTCCAAGAGTGGAACGACGCAGGTCACTCATCAAACCTATGTCCTCGCCAAAATAAGCATTGTCGATGTCTTGCGATCCCAAAGTCATATCTAAATACGAGTTCGTAAGTTGACCGCCAGTATTAGCTCCAGAATAAAGGCCTTGAGCTACCGCGCCTACTCCCAAAGCCCCCATAGCCATGGAAGCCCCTCTGCCTCTAAACATCTTTGCTACAGATTTACCTATCATAGGACTCCTCCATACAAGGAACTATTTCTATCCCAACTCATATCTCCATGCCCAATTCTGTTGTCGTAAAGATTTCCGACTAAAGGCGCTGTAGCTAATGGATCCATGTACTTTGCTCCATTTTCTCCTGCAGCCATTCTCAACATGATTTGAGAGTTGAGAGAATAGTTAGTTCCAACTTCATACGGCATTTGTTGCATTGGTTCTTCGAGCATCTGGTTTTCTTGATACTTCTTGAACATATAGTACCCTACTGCAGCCAAACCTGCTACAGCTGCTCCCTTTTTAACATATGGAACTGCTTTACTCACATTGTCCGCTGCTCTTAGAGCTTTTCGAGCGCCCTCATCCGTAGAGGTGTTATTGACAATCCTAGAAGCCAGCAACCGATCGCGTCTACTACCCAAAACTTGGTTACCGACAAAATCATCAAGATAGACTCTTGCTTCTTCTGTTCTTTCCGCAAGTTGGCCTAATGACGGTCCATCTAGGAACCTATCTGCTACGAATGCTCCAACCCTTGTTCTGCTGGCGTTTCTGTCGATGATCTGTGCTCTAAACCCTAAAGCTCCATCATCAGTCTCAAGGCCACCTCTAGCCTCTTTGATTAGGTCATACATTCTTCTTGCCACGGATGAATCGTTGACTTTGGCAACACTAACGCCATTGGATAATGCATCTTGGCTTCTAAGTCTTGCAACTACACTCGGTATATCAGCTCTGAGTTTTTGTACCGCCCTAACACCTTCTGGTGTCCCAAGATCAACGCCTATCATTTCTGCTAATTGCGCGTCTGTTCTTTGAGGAAGAGAATCAATTCCGCCGATTATCCTATCGAGGTGTTTTTGATCTTTGAAGTTATAGACCAAGTTAACACCGTATTTATCTACGGGATTAATAGAATCTTGAGCTGCTGCCCTATAAGGACTGATCGTCACGGTTCTAGCCGAATCAGGATCAAGTGCATCCAAGATAGCAAGAGGGATACCTGCTCTAACCCTTTCATTTCTAGTGCTTACATAAAAGCTATCGTAGTTATTGAAATGGCTGATTAAAGAATCAGTACCTATTTTGGCTGCTTTCTGCGCATGATGAGGTCCAGCCATTTCAGTCGTAAGATTCGACAAGGCAGAGCTTATTTTTCTCTCCTCATAAGAAAGACCTGCGTATGGCAATCCACCTTCAACGGCTCTTTGCTGGAATTCTGCAAAAGTCTTGAAGTTTATCGGTTCACCGGTAGTTCTTACCATAGCGCCAAACTTTTTACGTATTGATCCACCATAAGGAGTTTTTCTACCAGTAAATCGATCAAATTTGCCCATGGCAAGAAGTCTGGAATCCATATCCAGTCCAGTTTGAGATCTAAGAGCAAAATTACGTGTAGTGGCTATTTCTTGCTCTAAAGGATTGGCTTTTATACTTACGTCGTACTTTCCAGAGCGAATCATCTTTACAGCTTTTTCGACTTTAGCGTTTGCCTTTCCAGGCGTTCCGATTTTAGCTATAGCGTTACGCAACACAGGGCTTTTTGTTTTGATGCCATCTCCGCTTCTAAGCATCTGTCTCAAAAGATTGTCGCTTACCTCAGAAATGTCACGTATATCAGTTATCGGAATAATGGCAGCAGCTCTTGTTACTCCGCTTCTAAAAGCGTCAGATCCGATTCCGCCGCTTCTCACCTGTAGTGATGGTATCAATTCCGCCAATTTGGCGGTAACAGCAGCGTCGACATCACCCATGTGAAGGCCCGCACCGTTATCGATCATTGCAATAAGCTCTGGAGAGGCTTTCTCTAAAAAGTCTGTCTGTAGCAAAATGTTTGAGATACTATATCTTTCCGAAGATCCCAGCTTTGCTAACTCTTTAGCTGTAGCAATGCCTCTAAGGTTCGGGGCATCGCGGGCCATAGTGAGCGTATCCACGATTTTAGAGTCTATAGAGCTGTAAGTATCATCGACCAAACTACGAAATTCAGCATCTGTGTTATATCTCGACGTACCGGACAATCCTACAAATACTTGTTGGATGTCGAATCTTGAAATGTTGTGACCCAATATGTATTGAGATTCTTGCATCCTTCTTAGGAATGGGACCATTCGATCAGCAAAATCGTCACCATTGCCAACTCTTCCAGCTTTCGACCAATCAACTCCAAACTTCTTGGACATATACTCTTCAGCGGTAAGGGGTTGGCCCTTGACCATTCTCATACCTCTATTGAAAGCTCCAACCCTGAATCGTTCAGTTGTGGTTGAGCCAGCCAATCCAAAGGTCTGCCCTTCGCCTACGATTCCACCTCGATATGAGACTTCATGAATTCCGCCAAAATCGAGACCTGCAGTTTCGATGTCGAATACCGTGAAGCTAGCACCAGCAGTAAAACCTCCAGCGGCACTTCGCATTCCCGATCTAACTGATTTAGAGGTAGGAATAGTTGATCTACCCACAGAGAAGTAATCAATGCCCAAATTACTGCCAGAATAAGGCTTTCCATACTGGACATTCATTTGGTTATATATATGACCAAGAGCTGAGCGATCTGACGGATCGACTACAAAACCGCCATATTGTTTCTTCTTAGATCCGCGCAAAGAAAAGAAGCCTGATCTCGATGCTCTTTCAGCTACTCCGACTCCAATGTCAGAACTTGGTCCTCCAGATATATCGCTCAATACATTATCAAAACCGATAATATTTCGATATTTGGCCATATGAGTTTTTTGAGTCTCAATAGGTAATAGCTCTAAAGGTACTGTAGATCTGAATTTCAGTCTTTTTTCAAGATCAGGCCTATAAGTGCTCGCATCTTTGAAGACCTGGGCTTCCCAAGCCTCAAGCGCAGACAGAACCGCGTTATCGTCAGACCCAGAAAATGATATACCTACACCAGGAGTAAGTTTAGCCATTTTCTTCTGTCTCGATTACATGTGCTTCTTCGATGAACGGATCATAATCAAGCATGCCCAGCTTTTGAAGTTGGGCTCTTTCAGACGCAGCATTGAGTTGTTTGAACTCTGACATGAGATTTGCCATTGCTTGGGCCGTATCAGCCGCTCCAAGGCCCACTTTGGCCTTAGCCTCTCTGGTAGCCATAAGTTGCTTCAGCAAGTCTCTCTGGCGCTTCAGGAGCTTCTCCTGGAGTTCTACGGCTAGGTGTAGCTCCTTCTTTAAGATGACTTCGCCGTTTTGGTCAATACCTACAACGTTTTCCTGAATAAAGCTTTCCTTGGCTAGGAATTTGCTTGCACGGAGGTACTGAACTTCATAATCAACAAGATTTCGTATCAATGAGATTTCAACAAGGTTATCTTCATCGATTTTCATCTGATCCATGTAGTCACCGGTGAATTGGACGACCATAGCCATCTCAATTGGGCAGGGTGAACCCACTGGAGCTATCTTTTGCTTTTGTAGCGGGCAGGTATCAGCAAAGCTACACTTCTCTCCACGACAGTGCATAGGGATCGAAGAGTACATGGAGGTCTTGGTTCTCGACGGCTTAGTAGCTTCGATCACAGCTTCTTTCTGCTTATCAGTATAAGTAGCAGGTAAGAACTCTCCAAACTGGAGGTTTTTGAACGCAGCTAGAAAATCAGCCTTTGTTTCGTATTTTTCAATCTCAGACATTATGACCTCAACTTGTAAACAAACATATAAACACCATCAACAACAAACAAATCCCAATGGGTTTGACACATATGCGAAAAATCAGCTACTTGTTCTGAAAACCAAACTTCTTTTATTGCGATTTCATTACAATATTGACATTTCAGCACATAGAGCCTTTTACGCCCCATTTCTTCCGCCCGACCTGTAAAGGTTGTAGCAGTCCTCACCAACAAGAATATGATCTTCAAACATCTGCTTTATAACACATCCGCAGCCAGTGCATAAGGATTCTTCATAATGAACCAGTTCAGAGATATGTCCCTTGAAAATAGGTTCAATCGTAGATAGGCAATGTGGGCAGTTTGCTGACATCCTCTAAGGCTTTCTCTAAACCTTTAGCCAATTGGTCGATAATGTCAGCTTTTTGTCCCGCGCCTAAAACGAATGATACGTCTCGCATCCTATCGGCAGATAGATTCTCATTAGTCAAGAATCGACTACCACCGCATATTTCGCAGAATCTTCTAGGATCACATGTACAGGGCGTAATGATATCGTAATATTCTAAGACTTTGGCGATTTCAGACCATTTGTCCTTGAAGGTGTTTTTGGTCATCTCCTTGTATGAGCGTAATTTGACCGGATCGCTGGAAAGAAGTGTTCCGTAGTCCAAAGAGGCTTTCATCAAAGATTTGATTGTGTCGTACAAATAGTTAGGTAGCGCAAAGTTACCCTGGTCGTCTAAGTAGCCGACCATCTCTTGTTTATATCTCAACATAAAACATCCTTACAAATTAGTACATGTAGGGACCAGTAGGTCTCCCATTCGGCTTATCAGCCGCTCTACCACTTCTACCCATCAAACCAGCAGCACCAAGTCCGATGACAGCGCCACCGCCGACCATCTTCTTATGACCACCCACGAAACGGCCTGCGCCTCTAGCTGCGCTTCCTGCTCTTACTTTAGCGCCGTGTCTCAATTTGTTAATTGGTAAACGCATGATCACTCCACATAAAATTGATTTTTTTCCTTATCAACGTTAATAGTAATCGTCGCGCCTCTTTTAACGTCAGTATCTAAAATCAGTTCCGCAATTAAGATATCTATGTACTTGGAACGCACACTTCTCATGCCGCGAGCGTTTGAAACCGACGTAAAGCCCAATTCCACCATATGTTCAATGACATCGGCATCCCAATCAAGCTTAAATCCAAGTTTAGACAACTTATCTTCTGAATCATGAAGCTGAAGCTCAGCAATGGTGCGACAGTGGTCTTCGGTCAAGAAATTAAAGATAACTGTGGAATCTATTCTATTTATGAACTCTGGTTTGAAGAACTTACGCATCGCTTCTTTAGTGGCACGTTCTACTGCTTCGCGAGAAGGTACGTTTCTCGATTTGAAGTCAACATTGATGGAAGCGTTAAATCCGGCACCTTTGCCTTGAATCAATTCGGACACTTGGTCATTTCCAAGGTTCGATGTCATGATGATTATTGCATTACGGAAAGAAATCTCATTATTCTTGCCATCTGTCAAAACGCCCTCATCGAAAACTCTTAAGAACGTGTTCAGCACATCGGGATGGGCTTTTTCTACTTCGTCCAACAGAACAACCGTATTGGGTTTGTCTTCTAGGCGAGAAAGCATTCCTCCTTCGTCATGAGCAACGTATCCTGGAGGAGAACCAAGTAGTTTTTGGTTTTCGTGCTTATGTTGGAACTCACCACAATCAATTCTCAGCATCTGGTACTCAGTGCCGAAAAGATAGGTATGGAGTTCTTGGGCTAAGAGGGTCTTTCCGACCCCTGAGGGACCCGCAAACAAAAAGACACCCAGTGGGCGCTTTTTATCGCTCAAGCCCGCCTGATGGAGTCTGAGTGCCCTTACAATCTCTTTTACCGCTTCTGATTGACCGATAACTCTTGATGAAAGGAAAGTCTCGATATTCTGAAACTTGGCACTGGGTATTTTAAAGGCTCTGGGCTTAACTTTCTTAGAAGGATGCTTAACAGAGGTTTCTGATTCATCTTCTTTGAAGAAGATGTCATCAATGTCTTTGTCCGACAAGCTACGCGTACGCATTTCATAATCTGGCACTGCTGAATACGCAATGTTGACCCAAGAGGTCCCACTGAGCGCTGGGTTCAGCATCAGGCATCCGTTGTAAAGTGCTTTTAGGCAATTGTTACCTTGTTCTTTGGACATCATGATGATAGACATCAAAACATCCGTACCGAGATTGAACACACATGTTTTAAGCACGTTTGCAGCGTATTCAATTGGACCCGTATTCTCATTATCAGAGAGAAACAGTTCTAATTCTTCTCCGTCCATGATTTTAAAGCGCACGTGAACTGCGAGTTCCGGGAAGAAGATACTCTGGTACTTGAACATACAACCACCTTATATAGGTTACTACTTAACATAGTAATGCTAAAAGACCATTACATTTTTGTTACAATGCTTAAAAACATTTGACAAGCTTTTTAAACGCTTGATATACTCGGAATAGAGAGAGAGCCACCATAAGGCTTACAGCTTGAGCCACGTTAGCGGCTACCCATAGTATGATTAAGTTTGTTAGCTTGTTTGATATTGAAGAAAAATATAAGATAAGTTAAAGAGACTGCGTAAATCCCAAATCCCAAGGTCGACACTGCTCAATTCTAGGTCCCGAAAATACTGACTTACCTGTAATTTTCCAGAATCTGAAGAGATCAGATGGGCTATCGAAGCGTGTGTTGAGCAATTTGATTGCGTAACCAAGTTCTTCATCAGAAAACTTTGGATTTCCCGCCATATTTCTTTCCTTTCCACTTGCAAAATGTTTCTGTATACTGTATATTATACAATATGACGACTTCAACTAAGAAAGCACCCTCTCGTCTACAGAAGTTAGTACTTTTGGAGCGCGAAATTTATCAGAGACAACTTGGTGAACGAGATTTTGAGTACAGAGACCATCTAGAATCCCTCCGGTTGCGTGTGGAAGCTGAAATAAAGCTTGAGCAAGTAAGATTTGCGACACACCAAGACTGAATCGGAGAAAATATAATGGCGATAGATGAAGCAGGGGCTCAAAAAGCTCTTGAACTTGCTTTGGCAAAGTTAGAAAAGCAATATGGAAAGAATACAGTCTTCTATGGAGACATGTTCCCCGAGCAAGTGCCAGTGATTCCAACTGGAAATCTTAAGTTAGACCTTGCTTTGGGTGTGGGTGGCCTACCAAAAGGTCGCATCATAGAAATCTTTGGTGCAGAAGGACTTGGGAAGTCACTTTTGGCATTGTCCACAGCTGCTAACTGTCAGCGTGAAGGTGGTAAGGTTGCGTTCTTGGATGTTGAATGTGACCTGGACCCCGATTGGTGCCGCACATTAGGTGTCGATGTTGATAAGATGATGATTGCACAACCCGAAACTGGTGAAGAGACTCTTGAAATAGCAGAGACATTAGTAAAAACTGGTGCAGTAGATCTCATCATCATCGATTCCGTTGCCGCGATGTCACCAAAGGCCGAAGTAGAAGGCTCCATGGAAGACAACCACATCGGCTTACAGGCCCGTATGATGGCACAGGGGCTTCGCAAACTGCGTCAGCCAGTAGCAGAGACCGGAACATGCTTTGTGTTCTTAAATCAGATCAGAGACAAGATCGGTTTCATGCAACAAGGTACTACTTCCCCCGGTGGTAGAGCACTCAAGTTCGCCGCATCAGTCAGAATTGAACTGAAGAGAATGGGTGACGTGAAAGATGCTTCTACTGGGGAGTCCAGAGGTACCAATGTCAAGGCCATGATCATCAAGAACAAGGTTGCAAGACCTATGGTTTCAGTTGAATATCAGGTACTACATGGATTAGGTATCAACAACTATGGTTCATTGCTGGAACTTGGCGAAAGATTTGGTCTGATCTCCAAACGTGGTGCGTATTACTACAAAGCCGCCGAAGACAAAGCCTTTGCTCAAGGTGAAATCAAAGCCATGGCGTTCCTCAAAGAAAATCCTGAGTTGACCGAGATGTTGGAACTGGAAATAAAGAAAGCCTACAATGACAAATAATACGTACGAAACGAATTGTCCCAAGTGCGACTCTTGGAACGTAAGATTCGTTGGAACATCGGGCAAAGAAATTCCAAATGGATATGGTGCTCTAGAACAAAGAGTATATGTCCACTATGAATGTAGAGATTGTCCAACCGATTGGAAAGAAGACCTATAGCCTTGAGGGGGTAGTCATGAAATTGATTCATTATCCGAATCGTGGATTGACTACCCCTTGTGAGCCTGTGGAGACTTTCGACCGCTCGCTCCATAAAGAAATTCAAAAACTGAACTATGCTCTAGATCAATTTCAATTGAGTTCACTATCAATGAATCAAATCGGCGGAGTAGAAGCCATTTTTTCAATATTATTACCCGATAAGACCAAGAAAGTCCTGGTCAACCCACATATCGTGGAACAATCAATGCCAAAGACAATGCCAGAAATCTGCGGTTCATTCATTGGTTGTATTTTTCAAGATATTTTAAGACCATCCAAGCTTACTATAGAGTTCATAGACTTTCCAAAATATGATCTGGTGCGCGAAACCTTTCGAGGTCCTCAAGCCCGTTTGATTGCCCACGAAATGGATCATATCAACGGTGAACTCACGGATGGATATGTACAACAATGGAGAAATCGTTTCTTGAAGTAATCGGTGTCAAGCCAATCCTACAAGATGACTTCGTGCCAAATGGTCTACCACATCTGGTGATCTGTAAATCCTCTGACGGTAAACAACTGTCTCCGGTCTACTTAAATGGTGACCAATGGGACTTGTGTTACTGGATCTGGAGACTATCTGGAACACATGAGGATATGAACGGAACATTAGCTGAGATCCTGGAAGAACTATTGTCAAAATGACAGAAGATTTTTGTTGGTTTTGTGATGGAGACGGCCGTTATTCAATCTTACACGTTGAAACCGATGACCAAGGTCATATAATAGCCACATGGAATGTACAAGAAGAGTGTGTGATCTGTAACGGACATGGAGTGATCGATACCGAATCTTAACAACTGTAAGTATTTGTGAAAAAATGAGTGCGTAACTGCATTCTATCCTACCTATGTAGCGCTAAAGGGCCTCTCGGCATTGAGGGGTCCTTTTTTTTTGTTGCCCCGATTTCCTATATGGACTGAAAATATACCAGAAAAAATTTGAAAGGTATATGAACATATAAAAAACTCTTATATAAGGAAAATATGGGAAAAATTTGGTGAGTATCAGAGTGGATATATCCAACTTTAGATCTCGTTTAACGAGGCCCCGGGGGGATACCCCATCCACTTAAGTCTATGTACAATCCTTGTATATAGCACATGTATGTCTATAGGAGGACATCATGAACATCTATGACTACATCAATGTCATCATGATCATTGCACTGCTGTGTGTGATCATTCCCATGCTGTGTGTACTCACGTATGCATGTGTGTATCCCATGATCATGAGCGTGCGTAAGGCTGATGCCCTGCGTACACGTACTCATGGTGTTGTTGTGCGTACCCCTGCATACAACGCTCAGTGTGAGGCCCTTGTGCTCATGCTCATGAGTGAGGATGACATCTCCATGTGTGCGTAGTAGTACCCATGTATACACATGCCTATATGTATAGGTAGTGTGTATGTATGCACTGAGGGTACACCCCATGTATGTATGCGTAGTAGTACGTGTATGTATGTGTGGTGTGCCCAATTGTGTATATATGCACCCATGCATAGTACACATGTCCAATAGGAGGGACATACCCATGTACACCATCACCATCCTCATGTACCTCACCCTCATCACCATGGTGGGGGCCTACCACATGCAGAAGGCTGCCTTCCGCTACCTCACCCGGTACGTGGAGAAGAACAGCACCCCTGCCCCCATCGGCTACTACCTCGGCATGCCCGTCTACGCCATGGAGGCAGGTATGGGTGGCCTGGACCTGGATGACCACTTCATCCCCGACTTCCTGCGTCATGGTCTGATCCAGGCAGAAGCCGATGTACTGGACGTGCTGGACGACGAGTACTACGCCCAGCAGCTCACCGACTCCATCAACACCTACGAGGCAGAGATGGACATGGAGTGGGAAGACGAGATCATGGGCTACACCCTGTCCGACATCGTGGAGTTCATGGTGCTGGACAGCGATGATGATCCCTACGAGGACCTGCCCTTCACCGCTTCCATGCGTCGTTCGGCCAAGGTCGGCAAGTCGGGCATCAACTACGCCCTGAACTGTGGTGCTGAGCGCTCGATCCACAACGCGGGTGACAAGGTCCGCAAGTAAGAGGTTAGCCCTACCCTGGTGGGTAACTGTATGGGTTCGATTCCCATATAGGGCGCTACGTAGTATACATCCCGTATACACGTATGTCCAAGGAGGACAACATCATGAAGTGTTTCGCAATCACCGCCGAAGGTACCCACTGCAGCCGTGAGGTTGTGTCGGGCAAGACCATCGCACTAGACGGACGAATCGCCCGCCTGTGCAACCAGCACTACAAGACCGTGTCCAACATCGCCCAGGTGTGGACCACCGAACCCATGTACATCAGCAACGTCCAGGAGGACAACACCATGACCATGAACGAAGAGTTCGACTTCCACGCCGCTCGTGAGTGCAGCAGCGTCTACCGCAACATGTGCCCCAACAAGCCCATGACCATCATCCACGAGTACTCCGAGGGCTACGAGCTGTCCTCCGGTGTCTGCTTGGAGTGCGCCATGATCGCCCGCAAGACCATCATCAACAACTCCCAGGAGGAGATCATCAACAAGGACTTCGATGACAAGAACAGCTTCGACTCGGCCGTCGCCAAGTTGGAGGGTCAGCCCTACACCATCTACAACGGGGGTTACCAGGGTATGTTCCTCTTGGAGAGCTGTGGTCACCCCGAGTGCCAGCAGGAGTACCAGGAGGCCCTGTGGGACAACATCGGCTGCATCTGCTGCGGCGAAGACAACTGCCAGCACTACTACACCCTGCTCTGCCTCAACCACACGTCCAAGGAGGACACCATGAACATCAACACCATCATCACCAGCAACGAGGTCAAGGAGAACAACCTGCCCTCGTCCACCGTCACGGGTTCGTCGGACCGCGGTGACAAGTGGATCAAGTGCGTCAAGTGCTCGAAGGAGATCGGGTCGAACTGGTACCACGCCAACGTCGCTGATGTGCGTACCTGCATGGGTGCTGCTCCTGCGCCCGTCAAGCGTGTCTACAAGACCGACGTGCTCACCGGTGAGACCGTGCTGACCAACAGCGATCTCCGCTTCTTCTACGACTCCTCCAAGGTCGTGGTCTTCGCCAAGGCCAAGGAACTGCGTGAGGCTGGTGTCCACGTGTTCAAGGTCGCCAAGGCCACCAAGGGCAACCAGGACTGGTACGTCGAGTACAAGATCTGAGCTGCTCTGCTCCAGATGACGTAACCGTTGCGTCGTTAAATAAGCACGGTACAACCCCAGCGTCTCATATGGCTGGCTAAACACATATGAAACCAGTGAGCACGTGCAACTGGCTAAACATGTACGTGTACCACAGAGGAGGAAACTACTGTGGAAACCATCAAGCGTGACATCTACAACAAGATGTCCATCATTGGCAAGGTCATCCCTGGTTTGGAAATCCAGGACATCGACCTCGCTACCGTTGCGACGGAAGACATGGCAGAACTCAACACCAAGCTCACCGCGGATACCACCGTGTTCAGCTGGGTCAAGGGTTCTGGTGTGACCTTCTTCGCTGCGCCCAACTCCACCTCGTCCCGCTACCCTGACTTGCTCGCCAAGCTGGGCATCGATGTCAAGGTCGGGGCCAAGACCATGAAGCGTATCGCCCGTGCGTTCAGTGATCGTGACGTGGTCGTTCACCTCGACATGGACTCCATCAAGATGGAGCTGACTGCTGGTGACGAGTTCAACCGTGGTACGTTCACGGATCCCGATGACATCGACGCTCTGCAGGATGGTATGATCGCCATCTCCAAGAGCTTCGCTACTCACCTCATCCGTGAGGCAGGCATGAAGACCAGCATCCTCAAGGGTGCGGAGGCCCTGTCGTTCTCCATGGTGTTCCCCGGTGGCTTCTTGAAGGCGCTGGCTTACATCGTGGAGGACCACAAGATGGCTGTCATCGGTGCAGACATCATCACCTGTGGTGCCAACATCAAGAGTGAGATGTTCACCAAGGACAACATGGCCTGGATCGCGTTCGACGTGTTCCGTCCCTACTCGGATCCGAAGACCAACATCCAGACCGACATCATGTTGCGTGAGATCTTGGGCAACCAGGGTCTCGATGCTCAGTACTTGACCGATACCTTGGCCAAGGACAAGCGGAACATCATGAACGGTACTGCCGTCAAGTCCCTGCAGGAGTGGAACATGCCCTCCCTGGAGCGCAAGTTGGGTTCCAGCCACAAGGTCAACGCTGACTTCGCGTCCCTGCCTGACATGGCTACGGACATGATGGCTCGTGGCCTGGACTACCGGTGGTTCCCCGGTCTCATCGACATGCTGGCATCGGGTGCCTCCAACCAGTGGTTCAACAACGCTGGTCAGTGGGCCAAGTACCCTCTGCCCTGCGCGTGGAGCCGTCCGGTCATCTCGGAGTCCGGTGCTTGCCTCATCGGTGAGGAGATCACTGTCAACCGCGGTGACATCCGGGCCATCCGTCATGGTGAGGTGTGGGTCGTCAATGATGAGGACTACATCGAGTTCTTCCGTACCAACGCTGGTGGTGCTGACCTGGACGACCACTTCATGCTCATCTTCCGCCGTGTGGAGGGTGCGCGTAAGGTCGTCGTGGGTCGTATCCCCATGGGTTGGCGGGAGTTCTCCGTCTTCAACTTCGTGGACGGTGATCCCTTCCCCACCTACACCAGCCTCAACGGTGTGTTCAAGGCATTCCCGGAGATCCCCGGTGCCATCCCCAAGACGCTCTTCGAGTGCCTGCGGGACGGTGACATGACCATCACTGGCATGGATGCCTTCGCACCGCTGACCTACCCCGCTCAGTACGATCACACCGTCGTGATGAACATCGTCAACGACCTGTGCTCGGGCGAGCTGGGCAACGTGGGTTCCATCATCAACGCCATCATGGTGGCAGCGACTGTGGATCCCGCTCTGCTGGCAGAGGTCCCCGCGTCCATGGAGACCATCATCGACAGCTTCACTCAGGGTGGAGGTTCTGAGGTCCGCAAGGCTCTCACCATTTGGAGCGAGGCACTCATCGACATGATGGATGCACGTGGTAACCAGTTGGATGTGATCTTCACCGCCAACAAGGCACTCGGTCGTCGTGGTCGCCTCGGCAACTACAAGGTCCGTGCTGCTACCCTGGTGCGTGGTGAGTACACCCAGCGGATGGCTGCCAACCTCGGTCTGCGCAACTCCTTCGTCAAGGAGATCAAGGACTTCGGTCAGGACTACAACCGCAAGGGCAACCCGCTGCTCATCAAGATGCTGGCCATGTTCAACATGCGCTACTCCAGCGACATCGCCAACACGGCTGATCCTCTGTTCGTCGGTATGCGTCGTATCACCAAGCAGTTCAACGGTGATGTCATCGCCTACAACCAGATGAACAACGAGGGTCGTGGACAGGGAGAAGCATTCGTGCCCATGTCCTCGGCTCAGTGGCTGGCCATCTACACCAACTACAAGAACCGCATCACGGAACTTGCTGGTGGCGATGAGACCAAGATGGAACTGTGCACCATCATCGGCTGGATGATCTGCATGACCATCCCCAGCTCCAAGGGTCGCATCTCGGATCGTGCCCTCATGAACTCCACCATGTGGCCCATCTTCATCCAGGCTCTGGTCAACTTCGGTCTGGCCAAGGATCTGGACAAGGTGGTCGCTGGTGAGGAAGACACCATCAACACCTGGGATGTCACCTGCATCACCTGTGGTGCATCCCGTACCCTGGCTGACGTGAGCAACTACGCTCGCTTCATCAGCAACGACTGCCTCTGCAAGAACTGCAAGGGCTGACCTACCATTAGTAGTGGGGGTATGATTCGCTCTGCCCCCACTACAGTGGTTATTCTAAATGTGCCCACGCACACACCTTTCGGTGTTTAGCCGATCGCTGACGCTCACTCATTCTAAACAAAGCTGGATAACTACTCAACTCGCGTTTGTCTCGCCTAAAGCGTGAACAGTAAAAAAGGGGTGAATCTCTCTGATGAGTCGGGAATGTGAAGCAATGTGTGTTCTTGCATTGTGTGAGCCTGACGATGGACAAGTGCCATCATAACGCAACGTCAGAGGGGTTCACGTCAGTTCAGTAAAGAAGGGGTGAAGTTCAAGGAGAATTTCCCCGTGATCTATGGAGGATCATCATGAAGAACGCATTCGCACATCCCGTCCTGACCACCAAGATCGCCGTTGGCACTGGTGTGGTCGCAACCGTCGATGGCATCCGCGCCGTCAACAACCACACGCTGGCTCCCGTGGTCAAC